CCGCTGTCAGTGCTGTAACTCCCAGCAGCTGCCCGATAATCAGAGAGTCAACCAAATTATAAAACTGCTGCAGCATATTCCCCGTAAGAACCGGTAGCGCAAAAACCAGTATCAGCCTCACGGGATTACCTGATGTCAAGTCCTTGATCCGTATCACTTTTTCTCCTGTTTCTGATGCTGAAGAAAATCAAAAGTTAATCTACATCGCCAAATCCCGATTGCCGCAACCTCAATCGGCTGCTTTTTTCTTATATGTTAGCTCCACATCATAGCCGAGCTCGTCCATCATCTTCACAAAGGTCTTATTCACGATCTGCTCCCGGCCCTTGGTGATGCGGTTCACATAGGCAAGGGATACTCCGACCTTCTCCGCAACCTCCGTCTGGGTGGTGCCGCTCTCGATCAGTTTTGTTTTCAGATCCAGTTCTATGTTATTTTGGAGCATCCGTTCACCTCTTTCAAATAACAACCTATGACTTTATAAGTATAGCACGCTCCTGTGAACTTTTCTACCGCGCAGACAAAAAAACAAGCGCCCCGAAGGAGCGCCTGCGTGATGCTTCTGTTCACATCTGTACTTCCGTTTCAATGCCGCACTTGAACTCAAAGGCAAGATGGTCATCGTAAACCGTGATCCGCTCGACCAGCTGCCGGACCATCGCCTCATCATAATCTGTCAGCCCCGTCACCTGCCCGTCCAGAAATTCTTCGAACTCAGTCAGCCGCTGTCTTAGTCCGGCGCGGCTTGCGTCCTCCATCAGAAGAGTCTGCTTTTCCTCCCGGAGCGCATCAATTTCGTCGGCCAGCGAGTCGAACCCCTGATTGGCGTTGGCTTTCTTCAGCAGCTCCTTCTGCAGGGCTTCCAGCTGCTTATCGATCTCTGTAACCCTCGGGCTGTTGCTCTGTCCGAGCATCCGCTCCATAGCGAGCCGCATGCCGGGCAGGAAGTCTTCCTTCTGCTCGACCAGCTGATTGAAGGCCGTCACGACCGAAGCCTGCAGATCCGCCTCGTAAAGGGTCCGTGAAGGACAGTCGATGCCGGATTTCTTTTTCTCCAGCCTGCTGATGCAGCGCCAGACCGGAATGTGCTCTCCCCTGATGAACCATTGCGATCTTCGGAAAATGTCACCGCAGTGAGCGCAGTACACAAGGTGTGAAAGCGCGTACTTTCCGCTGTAGACCCGCCTCTTTCCGGTGCCGGTATCCAGTCGTGCCCTACGGACCATCTCCTCCTTCACCTGCATGAAGAGCTCACGGGGAATGATGGCTTCGTGGCTGTTTTCCACATAGTATTGCGGCACGATGCCCTTGTTGACCACTCTCTTCTTATTTAAGAAGTCTGTGGTGACTGTCTTCTGTAAGAGCGCATCGCCGATGTACTTCTCATTCGTCAGGATCTTCTTCAGCGTGGAGGCCAGCCAGTAATCGTTGCCTGCTGCCGTCCGGATGCCGTCCGCTGTGAGGCCCTGCCCGATGGCGTAGTAGCTCTTTCCCTCAAGGTACTCCCGGTAGATCCGTTTCACCACCTCAGCCTCTTCCGGATTGATGACCAGGTTGCCTTCCTCGTCTTTGTCATAACCGAGGAACCGGTTCGTGCAGACCTGCACCTTGCCTTGCTGGTAGCGGTACTGAAGCCCCAGCCGAACGTTTTGGGAAAGGCTCTGGCTCTCCTGCTGCGCAAGGGACGCCATGATGGTGAGCAGGACCTCGCCCTTGGCGTCCAGCGTGTTGATCGCCTCCTTCTCAAAGAAGACTGCGATGTTCTTTTCCTTTAGCTGCCGGATGTATTTCAGGCAGTCGAGGGTGTTGCGGGCAAATCTCGAAATCGACTTACTTATCACCATATCTACACGGCCTGCCATGCAGTCATCGATCAGCCGGTTGAACTCTTCGCGCTTCTTCGTGTTGGTGCCGGAGATGCCGTCGTCCGCGTAGATTCCTGCCAGCTCCCATTCCGGATGCTTTGCGATGAGATCTGTGTAATGCTCGATCTGGGCATCGTAGCTTGTCGCCTGCTCATCTGTATCCGTAGAGACGCGGCAGTATGCTGCCACCCGGATCTTGGGAGCATTCTCTGTTTTCTTCCTCGCGCCGACCGCAGGCCGGGCAGGGATCATTCTCACTGTTGCCATTTCAAACCTCACTTTCAATCAAGCTGTATATGTACTCCGCCTGCTGGTAAGGATCACTGAAGATCTGTGCCGCTTGTGCCATCCGGAAGGATGTGGGCGCGGGAACCGGCTCCACGGTTTTCTTCTGCATATTGTCCCGGCCCAGCGCTTTTTCCCGGCGCTTACGTTCTTTCTCAAAGGCGTCGAAGGTCTCTCTGTCAATGATGGCCGGGTAGAAGTCGTCACCCAAAAGGTGCGGATTCTGCAGGAGCCGCCTGACCGAGGCATGCACCATTTTTATCCCAGCTTCCTTCGCTGCGTTTCTCAGGGAAAGTCCGCCAAGGTATCCGGTGTAGATCTTCCGGATCTGCTCTGCCTGATCCTCGCAGATCACTGCAACGCCGTTTTCGATCCTGTAGCCAAAAGGCGTATGTCCTCTACTCATTTTCACCAATCCTTTCTGTCAGGCGCAGGCCGCATTTGAGATGGAAAACCACCTCGTTTCGACTCCGCACCTCTGCGTGGTCGAGAAACCGCCCGACCAGTTTCCCGTCAAAATGAGGGTCCGGCTCGGCGTGTCCCGCGTACCGGATCAAGTCGTTTAGCGCATCCGTTTTATGAAGGCTGCCGCTGATCTCCTTCACCAGCTGCTCTTTTTCCGCAGTGAGCACATCCGCCTCGGCGGCGAGTGTGTTGCTCTCCTGCGTGAAGAGTGCAGGCTCCAGGTAGCCCCGCGTCATGATGGTGGTCAGGGTCTGCCGCCGCTCCACGTTCTGTTCCAGTTTCTGGTCGATCTCATTGATCCGTCGCAGATTTTCCTTATGCGTCTCTCCTCGGATACCATCAAGCAGCGCATCCAATACATCCTTCTTTGCAAAGATGAGCTTATTCATCATGGTCGTGAAGGCACGCTCCAGATCGAACTCCCGGATGGACTTCATGGAGCAGGCTCCCACGTTTTCCAGATGCTGACTGCAGACCCAAACCGGATACTTAAGGCTCCCTGTTGTGTTGATGTGCCGCTTAAATCTTCTGCCGCACTCTCCGCAGACAAGCATCTCGGTAAACGGATACTTGTTAGTGACCCGCAGTTCTTCCTTTTTGATGTTCTTCTCCCGCGCCCGCTGCTGCAAGAGTGCTCCTGCAGCCTCAAAGTCTTCCCGGCTGATGATCGCCTCATGATGATCTTCCATATAGAACTGATCGCGCTCGCCGTGATTGTAGTGCCTGCGAAAGCGGAAATCCGAGTAGGTCTTCTGGAACAGGCAGTCGCCGATGTACTTTTCGTTGGTAAGCATCCCCCGGATCGTGGTGCCCGTCCAGTTTCCGTTTCTCTGTGTGGGTACCTGTTTTTCGTTGAGCTCCCGCGCAATCGCTCCGCTTGATTTTCCGCTCAGCGCCTGCTCGTAGACCCAGCGGACCCAGCTGGCTTCTTCCTCGTTAATGACCATCTCTCCGTCCTTCGAATCGAAGCCGTAAGGAGGACTGGCGATCTTAAACGTCCCGTTCTCGAACCGGTGCCGGATTCCCCACTTGTTGTTCTCCGAAATGGATAAGGACTCGCTTTCCGCAAGGCTGCTCATGATCGAGAGCAGAAGCTCCGACTCCATCGATCCGGTGTCGAGGTTCTCTTTCTCAAAGTAGATCGTCACCCCGAGGCCGAGCAGCTTTCTGGTCAGCTCCAAGCAGTCCGTGGTATTGCGGGCAAATCTCGATAATGACTTAACTAAGACCCGGTCTATTTTTCCAGCTTCACAATCTGCGATCATCCGCTGCAACGCGGGCCGCTTCTCCTTACTGGTCCCGCTGATGCCCTCGTCGTAATAAAGCCCTGCGAACACCCAGTCCGGGTTTGCGTTTATGAGCTCTTCATAATGGCTTTTCTGTGTTTCCAGACTGACAAGCTGGGCATCCGCTTCGGTGGAGACCCTGCAGTAGGCAGCGACTTTCGTTTTTGTCATCACGGGCTGCGCCGCCGTGGGCTCAATTCTCGTTATCTTTTTCATGGTCTCGCCTCCTGATCGTAGTCCAATGTTGCGATACTATCCGACACATATCAACTCAATTCTCATAAGAGCTCCGCCAAAATTGGCACAAATATCTTCCGGATTTCGACCAGGAGTTTGTCGTATTCATCAGGGGTGATGAGCCCTTTTTCCAGCATCTTTTTTGACAGCCCCTCGGCCCGGTGATAGTTGATCTCGTCGTATAACTGCTTCTCAGAAAGCTGATGCGCCTTGGGCACAGCAGGTTCAGCAGGGGTTGTGATTTTTGTAACTTGCATTTTCTCGTTCTCCCTTCTGAGGGAACTTATCCATCCCTCTGCCTTCCCATGCCTGCTTAGGGCTGATTTTTATAACGCCTGGGAGAACTTTTTGAGCATAAAAAATAGAGCCCGCGGCGAATGCGAGCTCTACATTTTATGCTTGATGAATAATATCATAGCTCTAATAATTGCTTTTTCTTTGCATCAAATTCATCTTGTGTGATAATACCCTCTTTCAGTAATTCGTTGTATTTTTTTAATTCAGCCGCAATATCTTTGTCAGCAACTGTTTCTTTCTCAACGATAATTGTACTCTTCCCAGCATTTTGGCGATCGATAAGTAATTTGCTGATTTCTTTATGTACATCTTCATAGTTTTCAATGCAGGAAAACTTAATTGATCCTGAAGATGTTGCAACTGCAATGCTATTAAACATTGCGGTTGAAACAGCCGAAATTGAGTCAAAAGGTAGATCAACTCGCTTTCCCCATGTCGCAGTACCATATACTCGTTTATCAGTAACAGTGATAGATACCTTAGAGACCGCAATGTAAAAAATAACACCAATAACCATTAACAGCAATCCCAGATATAGAATAACTGTAATTACAGAATTTGTGGATGATGTAAAGAACAGTAAATCTCCAAAAGGTTTCTTGTTTCCACTATACGAACTAATCTTAGCGCCACCAAAATTAACTGAATATAGTAAAAACCCCAAAATGAATAAGCAGCCCCCTATGATTAAGGGTATTATGGCAGTCTTTTTTGACATTTTTCCTACTATCACTGTTTTTTCGTCCATGACAAGCTCCCCCTTTACTTCATTCTGAACTGGCTATTTGATCTATTCTGTCGAAATTGAAGACTCCATTTAATGCTTTATTCATGAATGAACCTTCATATAGACACTTATTGCTTTTGAGGTCTGTAATAAACTCTTCTCGTTCGTCTCGGCCTCTTAGTGTATCGATAATAATGGTAGCTTCCAGCCTGTCTGATGAGATTGCTTTCATTCCATTAATTGACTTTGCATCAAGGTATTTTTGAAGACCATTACGAAGCTCAATGTATGCTCCTTTCTTTTTTTTAAAGTCCACCTTTTCCTCCATTTAAAAACCGTATACTCTTCGAAGCTATAAACACATTATCAATAGTCTGACTTTACTAATTATCTGTTATTTTCTGAAAAAATTGGTGGGCTCACAGCCCACAAATGTAAGCATACATAATGCACAAATACCCAAATAAAATTATATATATATATATTGTCAACAAAAGAAAAGCCTGTGAGCCGTATCTCTCCGATACAACCCGCAGGCTTTTCACTACTCAAATCTTCTCCGTCTTGCTGAGCTGAATCCATCCGGCTCCGCTCTTAAGCCTTCCCCAGTCACCCTTCACCTCAACAATCGTAAAGATCCCGGCGGGACACTTCCTTTCAGCTTTACCGTGGCTTGTCCCCGGCCCTTTCCGTATATCCATCACCTTCGTCACTCGGACGAGATACGGAACTTTTACTCCGGATGCCCTGTAGACCTCCTTCCCGTTCCAGTCAAACACTCCATAGGCGCTACCAGCTTTATCTGCTGCTGCCTTCGCATTGGCAAGAATGCTGTAAGCGCCGATCTGGGAGTTCACGTTGGACCAGCTCTTCCTGACGCGGTAGAGCTGTGCAGGCTTTCCATCGTAAGGCACATCGAACATCCAGGTGCTTCCGCCCTGCCTCACGGTAAGCTTTCCGCCGGAAGCTGTCATAATGATATCCTTGTTTTGCATCAGGACCTTTACGCCCTGCTCGATCAGGCGCCTTGCTCCATACGCCGTAAAGTCCGTTGTACCGGGACCCTTTGACTCGATGTTGGTCTCAAAGGCGATTACGCAGCCGACATTTCTTGCTGCCTGAGCATTGCTCCTGGAGCAGCTGTTCCCGTGATGGGGAACCTTCAGGACATAGACCTTGTCACCAAAGTACGCGATCGCTTCCTTCAGATCTGTAGGGCCGTCACCAGTAGTGAGGAATCTGAGCTTCGGGAAGTAGCAGCAGAGGGACCCATCATTGGTGAAAGCATAGGCGTTACCGTCATCCAAGTCCGTGAAGTGTGTCGGTTGCTTCCTCCACACCTTGAACTCGATATCACCAAGAACCACATATCTTCCCGTATCCAGATAGTCGATCGTGGCACCTCTCCCCTTTGCCTGGTTGATGCAGGCGTTCAGGTTGTCATAGTCTTCCTTGACGGATCTTCCATTGGCGCTGCTTCCGATGCCATGTTTGATGCTGTCCGGGTCATAACAGAAAAAGGTCTTGATACTGAAAAAGCTGTCCGCCATGATCATCCGGAGTCCTTTGTAGTGGTCGTAATGAGGATGGGACAGCATTAGGTGCAGTTCCTTATAATTATGTTTTTTCAGGTAGCTGATCAGTGACTTAGTAGGCGCCACGCCGTCAAATCCGTCAATGACCAACGTCTGGCCGGATTCGCTGTGGATCACCATGCCGTCTCCATGCCGCTCATCGCTCCTGCTTGTCGTAAAGCCCGGCACATAGATCGTGATCGCCATAGCGGCGGTATCCGGCTTCTCTTCCTTCTTTGTAGGAGTATCCATCACATCGTACTGCGTGAGTTTCCACTCTCCAATGATGCTGCAGAGCTTATCCGCATATGTGGGGCTGGTGGCGTATCCGCCATCCTTGATGATCTGCGCTGCTTTACGATGATCCGCGCAGCCTTTCAGCCCTTCATACCGGAGGGCGCTGCCCTTCTTCGCTCCCAGCAGATAAGCAGAGTGATCGCAGACGGACTCCTGCCAGGATTTGTATGCCCTGAAATCTGCCTGCACGGTCGCGGGACCTGAGGCATATACTTCCTTCGTCTCCTTGCTGTATACGCTCTTTCCGTCCCAGGTGGATCCTGTCCAGGTGTTTCCGGAAAGCGACTTCTTCATACCGAAGAGGTTGTTGGCATTAACGGCCAGCTCACTGCGTCCCCATCCGGACTCAAGGATTGCCTGCGCCAGCGTGATAGATGCCAAGATCCCTTTTGCCTTCTGATCTGCCTGTGCCAAAGGAGCTACCTTCTCAATGAAGGCTTCTGTGTAAGGCTTGGCATCCGTTTTTCCCCTGTTCTGGTACTTTGCTGTCAGAGCCGCTTTTGATTTAGGGCCGTAGATACCATCCACAGAGAGTCCTGCTGCCCTCTGGAATGCCTCGACTGCCTTCAGCGTATCGTTACCGAAGATTCCGTCCGCTCCGCAGCTACCGCAGGAGTATCCGCAGGCGATCAGCATCTTCTGCATCTCCTCTACGGCGCCGCCCCGGTCGCCCTTGACAAGCATAACCTCCGTCCCAGCAGGCGCTGTAGCATCGCCCAGCTCTGCCGTGACCTTCTGAGCCAGATCGCCCAGCCTGGAATAGAGCCAATCGCCTGGACAGCTTTTATTGGCGAACCATCTGTGGACCGTGATGACCATCTCGTCGGCTGCCGGAGAATAGTTCAGGGTCTTGTTCTTGTCCCCGAACCAGAGCAATTTCTTCTTCCCGTTCCGCCTGCAGATATCTGCGCAGAGCCCCACGAGCGTCTGATATACCGCATCATTCATCCGGTAAGGACTGGATGTATCGGATGCGCACTCGATCGTCACTGCCCTCTGGTCATTGGCGCTACTCGAGGTGCACCAAGAACGGTTTTTCTCCTCCACGTAAAGGCCTACACGGCCATCCTTGTCGATGCCGTAGTTGCTCGACGCCTGATAGGAGGCGCGTGCAAAGAGGTTTCCCAGGCTCTCAGCAGTCACCTGCCCCACCACGCAGTGGGGCGAGATCCTGTCGATGCCGTGAGTCCTCTGCCCGGAATGGTTCGGGCTCAACTTTGTATGGACTACCATCTTACTGTTCGTATAGGCCATCACTCTTCCTCCTTTTCCTTCTCAGCCCTGTCATGGAGCTGCTCCAGTACGTCCTTGAGCTTCTCCGGGACAGGAAGCCCCAGGTGCGCCGCATTCTCCAGAAGGCTCACACCCTCATTGGAGAGATAAAAGAAAATGACCGCCGTCCGGAGCACGCTCCCGGTGGCGATCACATTGACGTCAAGCACGTGGGCGATGCCCACCAGCATGAATATGATTACTTTTCTGCAGATCCCTTTAAATCCGATCTCGCTGGACAGCTTCTTGTCAGCGATGGCACACATGACTCCGGTGATGTAATCCGTTACGGCGAACACCACCAGCGCTATGAGAAGCCCATCACATCCTCCAAGGAAATACCCCAGCCAGCCGCCGACGGCTGTAAAAATGATCTGTATCATGTTCCAGAACTCCTTCATATCTTTCCCTCCTTATCTGTAGTAGTACCAAGTCGTCGCGCCTGACGTGGCATTTGTGGTCCCGTTATACGCGACATAAAGATAGACAATAACACTGCTGCTGGTTTTCTTGGCCATCCAGACAACGTCGCCGTCATACTGATTTCCCCATCTTGTAACAAAAAGGTCATTGCCCCCGCTGGAATCAACAAAAACGACCGGGAGTATCTTTGTTGCATAGACAGGAGCGCCATTGATCGTTGCGAACTTTGTTACGATCCCAATCTCATGGGTGGTAGACAATGAAAACGTTACTGATGTTGTACCAGTAGCTGATTTCAGGAATTTCCAGTTCAGCAGCTGGTTAATGCTGTTATTCAGGGTGTTGTATTTCTGAGTAATGCTCGTATTTACGGCTGCGAAGCCCTGATCAACATTGTCAGCCAGTGCTTCGTGGCTCTGATAGACCGCTTCAAACGAAGGCAGAATGAAAAACAGCGGCACGATCTCGTCGATCGTAAATCCGCTGAAATGCACTCTGTATAAGGGGAAGTCTACGGTCTCTCCGTTCACTATCTCCCCGCTGTGATAGCTCGGAAGTACCGGCCTCCCTTCCGTCGGCGTCCCGGTGATCGATACCAGCTGAACATCCTCCACAGCTGTTTCCGCATCCTTTGTATACCTTGCGACCAATAGGTCGTTCCGGTACATGCCGCTGCTTCCCGGCGGCATCACGATCTCTTCTTCTTCCCCGAGATCTATCCTGAAATGGCAGCCCTGCATGATCCCGTCCCCGTCACTGACTGTGATCGTATTGGTATCTGTGAGCGTTGCCGCAAATTCGTTTCCTGTGCCAAGGACGTACATCTCTCTCCCAAACACCCCCTGATAGAAGCTCTGATGGTCCTGGCTAGTGATATGGGGCTCTCCCCTGTATCCTGTTACGATCTTCACTGTATCTCCTCCAATCCATACTCAATTGATGAAATGCCCCCATTGATCTTGAAGACCTTCTTCGTCACTGTTACCTTTACGTCAACCCCGGTGATATAGTCGTGGCCGCCGATAACATCCCCGATATCGACATTGATATCAGATCCTCCTTCCAAAGAGACCTCCATCTCATCCGTGCTGATAAGTTCCTTAAAGCGCTTTGTTCCCTCACGGACAAGTTCAGTACTGTCAGCTGCGTTTGGATAGTCATACACAGCCTGGACCTCATTCGCTCCTATGATCGTTTTTGTCTTGCTGATCTCTCTGTTTAAACTTGCATAAAGATCGACCACGGTCCTGTTGCTCAGCTGGCCGGATCCGAGGCAAATCAGGTGGTTGACAAACCCGTAGTCCTTTTTGCTGATGAAATCCAGCCGGTAGTCTTGGGAGATCTGAACTTTATCTGACAGATCTTTGACCGGCTCAGCTGACAGGACCACATGGCCTCCTTCCTGTGTCTGCTCATAGAGGATCTTTAATTTATACCCTTTGCTGTGCAGCATCTTGGTAAGACCGTCCAGCATCGAACAGTACCGTTCAAACTGATATCCGTTTAGGTTTATTCCCGTGCTTTTTTCCGAAACGATAAAGAATCCCCTAAAAGTGTTTCCCAACACTGTCCGGATGCAGCTGTTAAGATCGCCCGATACGGTAAAGTAGTCATTTCCTGCAGCAGGACAGATAAATCGCTGGGCCAGCATCCCTCTCCATGTGGTTCCCGTGACCTGGACCTGGTCTTCTTTCGTATTTCCGCTAATCGAGCGGATAATTCCTCCATACTCTGTGTCTGGAACATAGGCAAACATCCTCGGCTTCAATGCGCCGTCCCATTCCGGATAGGGAATATAGATCACAAAGTCGTTTGTATCTCCAAGATCCAGGTCGATATCATAATCAAGGAAACAGATTTCCGCCAAAGCCTCATTGGCAAGAATTACTCTTTCCATTTTGCTTCATCCCTTTCCTTATACATTGTGACCTCAAAGTAAAACTTGCCCGACCAGTTCACCACGCTCTGCCCAATCGGGACCGGGGTAAAGATGCTCTCTTCCTTACTCCGATTATTAAACTCATTGATCTTCTTTCTGTTTCCCAGCTCACCTGTCTCCCGGATCACCGTCCCATTTACCTGATCGATCGTGAGAGTCTCGCCCTCTACCAGAGTACAGAAAACGCTGTAATGCTGGCCTGCTATGCTGATCCTGGGATTTGTTGCCGGCCCGTAGATCATGATCTTTATCTTGCAGGGGACGCTGGTATCGTTTGTGATCCTTCCCTCGCCGGCTGTTCTTCCCTTATAGTCGTGGTTGTAGTCATATTCATAATCCAAAAAGCCAGAATCCATATAAGAGGCAGAATCATAAAACTTGACAACGTCTTCCTTGATCCAGAAAGGATAGGGACAATACACCTCGATATTTACCTTCTGCCTGAACTCATCTGGCTGGGGGTCTATCGAGGTGATATAGCATTCTGCATAATATGAATTCCAGTAGACCTTTCCCGGTCTTCTGTTTCTGATGTCAAAAACTCTTGCGTCATGGAAAGCATCAAGGAGCGTGAAATTCTCCTCCTGCGTGCCCATAAGGACCAGTTGCGCCTGGTATGTGACTGGCTCTCTTTTAAAGCGGCTGACCCTGAGTCCGTACTCGATCTCCCTTCCCTCCGGCGTCCAGCCTGAGGAGTGGAAGTTGGATTCCTTAACCTTAAGGCCGCTACTCATGAAAGAGAATTCCCTTCCCCTTGAACTTATATATTTAAGAATCATGTAAGGCTCACCCCCATTCCTTTGAGCGTCCTGCCAAACTCACGTCCGTTCAGGCTGATGCCAATATTGGCATCCTGCATACCGGCCTTAACAGCCTCATAGATGACCGCGGCATTATTCCCACCTCCGGACGCAGCAATGATCCTGTTCACCGCTCTGTCCATGTAGGAGTAAAAGGCGTCCAGCGGAAGTACTGCTTCCGATCCTGCCTCGCCTACACCGATTATGGAAGGTGAGTTGAAAATGCCGCCTGTCTTATACCAGTCCACGCTGAAATGCGGGACGCTGCCCTTTAACCAGTCCAGCGGATTCGCAGAACCGGAAACACTGATATGAGGGAGCTTTAGGTGCGGCAGGCTCCACTCGAAATCCATGAAACCTTTGATCTTATCGATCGCGTTTCTTACAGCATCCCTCGCGCTCTCGATTGGCTGTACTATCGCAGCTCTTATCGAGTTCCAGACGGAAGAGGTTGTGCTCCGGATACTACTCCATGCATTGGAGAAAAAGCTCCTGATGTAAGACAGCACTGAGACCACCACAGCCTTCGCCGCATTCAGGACATTCGTGATATTTGTCCCAAAGAAGGAAAGAAATACGTTCAGCACATTCTTCATCGTATTTGTGATGTTAGTGAACGTTCCTGTGATCCCGTTCCAGATGGAAGAAAAAATCTCGCTGACGCCCTGCCACAGCAGGTCCCAGTTGCCTGTGAACAGCCCGCTGAATACATCAAAGATCCCTGTGATCACGCCAAGGATCATCTCAATGTTTACGGCAATGGCATTAAAAGCTCCTATGAATATCGGACCAAGGAACTGACAGAGGCCTTCCCAGATAAGCCGGATGAAGTTTGCTGCATCAGAGAAGCTGAAACCAAGAGCAGAGAGCCTCTGCTTTATCCCCTCCACAAATGTGGAAATGGTGGATTTGATCTTATTCCAGGTCCCGATGATGGCATCCCGAAAACCTTCGTTTGTTTTCCATAAATGCAAAAACGCAGCCACAAGGACTGCGATCACTGCTACAACGGCTAGCACCGGTACGGATACACCGCCCAGTGCTGCTCCTATCTTTCCAAGTACGCCATGGGCATTTCCCACAGCCACTTTCAGTTTTCCAAAAGCTCCAGCGAGCTTTACAAAGCCTTGCATGGCAATGCCGATCTTAGAGATACACGTTCCGAGTATCACGAGAAATGGTCCCAGCGCTGCCACAAGCATGCCGATCCGGAGGATCGTGTTCCGCTGGCTTTCGCTCATGCCGTTCAGCTTATCAACGAATCCCTGGACCGCGCTGACAACCTTCCGGACCGCCGGCATCAGGGCATCACCAAACGAGATCGCCAGCTCCTGCAGCTGAGATTTCAATATCGTGATCTGGCCATTCAGGTTGTCCTGCATCACTGCCGCCATCTTCTCAGCAGCACCGCTGTATCCATCCACTTCATCGGAGCAGGTAGAGATGGCGCTTTCCAGCTTTTCAATATCTCCCGGCGCTGCATTCATGAGAGCCAGGAACCCGGACATGGCATTCTTACCGACCAGAGTTTCCGCTGCCGCCGCTTTCTCGGACTCTGTCATCTTGGAGAAAGCACCTCTGCAGTCTGCAATGATATCGGAAAACTCCCTCATGGATCCGTCAGCATTTGCAGTCTGGATCGTCACATCACCGAGGGCTTCTCCAGACAGTTCCAGCTCTCCCTGAAGCCTTGTCATGATAGTACGAAGGGAAGTACCTGCCTGGGAGGACTTGATACCGGCATTGGCCATAAGACCAATTGCCTCAGCTGTATCTTCCGCTGTGTACCCCAGCGCTCCTGCGATCGGAGCGCAGTACTTGAAGGTCTCGCCCATCATGGAGACATTCGTGTTGGCGTTGGAAGAAGCTGCTGCAAGAAGATCTGCGAAGTGACCAGAGTCCTGTGCGGTCAGTCCAAAAGCAGTCAGGGCATCCGTCACGATATCCGACGTGGTTGCGAGATCCTCCCCGGAAGCTGCAGCCAGGTTCATGATGCCTTCGATACCGGAGAGCATGTCCTCTGTTTTCCAGCCGGCCATAGCCATGTAGTTCATGGCATCTGCTGCCTCAGAAGCAGAAAACTTGGTCTTGGCTCCCATCTCACGAGCCTTTTCCCGGAGAGCATCAAAGTCCTCGCCAACTGCTCCGGATACTGCTGCCACCTGGCTCATGGCAGAATCAAAATCCGCTGAGGTCCTAATGGATACAGCCCCTAGTCCTGCTACAGCAGTAGACACAGGCATGACTGCCTTCCCCGCTCCTGTGATCGTATCCCCGACCTTCTCGATTTTCTTCCCGGCCTCATCAATCTTGGAAAGAACACTGCTGGTCGTTTCCGCTTCCTGTTGCAGGCGCCGCAGCTCCTCTTCCGTCTCGATGATCTCCCTCTGCAGGGCATCATACTTGTCCTGTCCGAGAGTACCCTCTTCCAGCTGCTGCCTTGCCTGCTCCTGAGCAGTTTTAAGCGCTTCCAGCTTTTCCTTGGTGGCATTAACCGCATCTTTAAGGAGCTTCTGTTTCTGAGTGACGAGGTTTGTATTGGCGGGATCAAGTTTCAGGAGCTTATTAACGTCCTTCAGAGAAGACTGCGTTGTTTTGATAGTAGAGTTAACGCCTTTCAGGGCTTTATCAAGACCTGTTGTATCGCCGCCGATCTCGACTGTGATCCCTTTTATCCTGCTTGCCATACCTCATCACCTCCTTTATGGGCATAAAAAGAGCACCAGCCATTTCTGGCTGATGCTTTTTCGTACACTTTATAGTATCAGATTTCTTTTAAAATCAATTGAGCTCTTTTCTGTGCCTGCGCCTCAGATGATATATTGTTGTTGCTCCATTAGTTTAGCTGAAAACAGATCTGCTTGATTGTCTCTGGATTGTTCTTTATAATGACAACCGTCATTATAAAGAAAGAGGTCCCGGGAATCCTTCCTGCAAGATCGTATCCCCGAGACCAATGGTATAAAACCATG